CACTGCCGAACGAGGTCTGAGTCCACGGTATTGGGATGCCCGCGCCGGAGAAGCGCACGTCATAGGTGGGCGAGTCGCCATAGAAAGACAGGAATGCCACCGCGTCAGTCGTGCACGGGCACACCTTGGGAGTGCCCGCGAGGTCGCTGAAGATGGTGGCCGGGGTGGAGGTGCCGGAGTTGAACACGTCGTATTGCGCGAGGGGGTAGGACGCCATGCCGCTGGCCGACGAGCCGGACAGGGTGGTCACGAAGGTTTGCCCACCGCGGGCGGCATAGCCTTGGAACTTGGTGCGCGCCCACAATTGGGGCGCCAACACGGAAAATAGTAGTAGTAATATGATCCTGGTACGGATGCGGGTCATCGCATCCTCCGGCAGCGGATCGTGCCGCCTACCTTGATCGTCGAGACAGTGAAAGTCGCCTGCGAAACGAGGAATACTGGCGTCGATCCAGACGCGCTGATTCGCACCGTAGGAACAACCCATGTTGCCACTGCGGAGCCGGTCGGCACGATGGCGGAGGTCTCGTAATCGAAGTAGGAGTCCTGCGCCGGGAGAGTTCCGGTGGTCGTGCTGATCCCACCCGTCAGGTTCGTGATCGAAGTCGTCGCCCCGAAGGTGAAGTTCACGACGCCGGTGCAATCCCAATCTCCGGCGGTGAGGGTGATGTTCGTGTTCGTCCCGACGTTCGCGGTGCTGCCGGTCGAGAGTGAAGTCGTGTTCGCCGCAACAGTTCCGGAGATCAGTTCACCGACATCGCCAGCAGTCGCTGAGTCGTTCGTCTGGGAACCACGTAGCGAGACCGCTTGCGTCGATCCGCTGATCGTAAGCGCCCGCGTGCCGCCCGTTCCCATAATGACCGGATTAGCGCCGGTAGTGTCGATGAGGAGACCGTTGCCTGTAGATTGGAAAAGTTCGACCCAGTTAGCGAGCGTTACTCCGAGACGAGTAGCCGTTCGTCCAGCTTGGTGTGCTTGCAGTCTCCCAAGCACCGTCGCTCCGCCTAAAACCTCGAAGGCCGAGAGGGAACCAGTGTCCGTCGCGTCAGGATTCGAGGCGCGGATGATCGTCGCACCGTTGAAATTGTCCGTAGCAACCAACATTTCCCCGGCCACTGCGGACGGCGCCGCACCAACACCGGCGTTGCCTGAAGTCTGGACCGTTGTCGCGGTAGGAGCGCCGAGAGCTGGAGCCGTGAAATTAATATCCCCATCAACCACCGCACCGAATGCTGGATTGCCCGCCGCATTACCGTGCAGCACAGTAGTCGTCGTCCCTTGATTGGCATGTTGCGCGCTAGCGAGCGTATCTGTAGTGCATGTGGGGACAAGAGATGTCGATACAGCACTCACGAATTGATTAGTACATGTTGCACCGGCGCCGGGGATAGTTACTGTCCCGCCGCTGGTGAATGTCACGCGCGGCGTGTAACCACCAGCGTTGATCTGTGAAGAGAACACTAGATTGGATGAGGGGTCAGCCGCTCCTTGAACAGGCTGGACTTCGGCGATCCAATCCACCGCTTCGCTCTGCGCAACTGCGTTTGTGCGCCAGCCCTGAGCGGTGAAGCGCAGGCGCGGGGACCATTGTTGAGCCCCGGCGGACGCTGCACCATTAGTGGTTAGGATAACGGCATCCGTGGAAGTGGCGGCGATAGCGTTTATCTGTTGGATCTGCGTCCCGGTTCCATGCCATCCTGAAGAGTCAAACCAACCGACGGTAGTATTCGCGGTAACACCTAGCTGACCGGCGCCGCGGCGGAACAAGCCGAGGGTAGGTTCGGAGGTAAAACCGAAAGCGGCCGGGTTGACCCCACCGTCGCCAGCCTGCACGTCGCTTGTAGCAACTAGATTGTGCGTGGCGGTGGCATCACCGCTGTTCGCAATCGTAAACCGAGTGTCAATGGCCGTCGAGGTGGATGGAGCGGCAGTGGTGAGGGCAGCATCAGCTACGTTATCGGTGAAAGTAGTGGCAGTGTTGTTGGCAATCGTCGTGACGAGCTTCCACGCACCTGTGTCTCCGGCAACAGTGCGGTAGAGTTTGCGCGAAGTAACAAAGATATTGCCAGTAGCTATGTTCGTCACCGCCACCTGACCGTTCACCGCATCGTCGGCAACGGTTACCACATTCGACTTGGTGGAGGGTACGGACTCCCCGCCCGCAGTGACGAAAGTGACCTTATAGGAGTGTGTGCCCACCTCGACCAAGCCAGCCCCAGCCCCGGCTAATGCTCCCGTGGGCGCGGTGGGTGCGGCCGTAGAGGCTTTGGTCAGCAAGTCCGTGCTCGCGGCCAAGCCCAACACACCCACCGAATCGAGATACATCCCATTCGTAGTGGAATTGGTGAACGAATAAGATGGTGCGGCGGTAGTTCCATTCGGGGCGAGCAGGGGGTAGGTGGGTATGCCCGTGCTGAGCGCCGTCCACGTGTTGGCCGCCGAACATATTTTGAGCGCGGCCGTATCGCTGCGGTAGAAGATGTTAATTGAGGTTGGCAGGCAAGTTGTGGGGTCGACTGTGCCATTGCGGATAGACACGGCGGGCTGCTGGGCCTGCAATTGACTGGCCACCAACACTAGTGTGATTAAAAGTAGTAGTTTGCGCATTATAGTGGTCCGTAGTGGATCTGGAAGATGTCACCGGTCTTGCCGGATATGGCGGTCGTGCGGAAGTCATACAGTCCCACCCCACCGCTGCCAGGAAAATCTACATATAGACCCGGCAACAGGATGCTGCCGTGCGCCGTGGCAATCACATTGGAGGTCTTGAAATTGGCCGCTATGTCGGTAGACTCAAAGCCTATGCGGGCCGGGTTGTGCGTGGCGTCCCCGGCGTTGTTGCCGCCTTCGGCGTGGACGCGCAGCCACAGGTGCCGGGAACGTAGCTTGCGCGCGTCATGCGAAGATGGGTTGACATCATCCGCGTCAAGGATCTGCGGTATAGCGGTGCCGAGTGTGGCAAGATAGGTGATCGACTTCGGCACGTAGTCGGCGTCGAGGACAACAGTGAGCGTGCGCATAATGAGGGTCTCCTTATGACTCGGCGATTGCGCCTGTGTTAGTGAAAGATGGCGGTGCCTGGCCGCTCGGTGCGCGGCCGGCCGTCGAGGCCATCACGCCCAGCCCAAGGATCTTCTCGGCCTGCAAGCGGCTGGTAATATCGGTCGCCCACGAGGGCGGCTTGCCCACGTTCGGGACGCCCCACACCTCAAGGAGGGTCCAGTGGTCGATGAGGCCCATGCGTGCGCCTTGCAGGTAGAACATGCGCTTGCTGGTGGTGGCCACGTCGAGCAGGGTGCCCTCGGCCACGTCGAAATTGAAGTATTGGAGGAACTGCTTGTTCCGCACGTGCTCAGGGTCGGGGCCGCGCTCCCACGCCTCGGGCTTGAGCCGATACACACGCTTAGTGCGTGGTGACTTATGCACAATTGGGTTGCCATAGGCATCAGCAAGCCCTGTCTGTATCTCGTCATACTCGCCCGTAGGCGAATCGAAGCTCTCGTAGTCCTCGTCCTTGATGAAGTCCGGCATGAGGTCGCCCGACTTGTAGTCCCAGTCTTCCCAAGTCATGCCGTCCGCACCGAGGAGCCTGAGCCGCAGTTCGAGTGGGTAGAACTGCATGAACATGCTAGCCAGCATCATGGCGAACTCGCGGATGAACACCTCCAGCGAGCGTGACCTGGCCCGGACCAGGGGCGTCATGGCCTGGATGAGCTGCTCAATAGTGTCACCCGAGGGCATCTGATTCAACTCGGCGAGTCCGCGCAGGTTGGCGACTCCCGACAGCTCATCCATTGAGTCGAGTAGGAACTTGAGGTGCTCAGGGATCGCGGCGTCGAGCGGGGGCTCAGGGACGATCTGGAACGCCTTGCCTGGCTCCAGACCCGGGTTGACGCCCAATTGCATGCCGGACAAGCGCGTGTTGAACCCCTTGGCGAGGTTCGGTGAGATGGCCTTCTTGTCGTAAATGAAATTACGTTTCGCGGCTCGGCGGATGTGGTCCTGGATCGCGCGCAAGTTCTCGTCCACATCGCGTTGGAGGCTCAGCAGCGGGTGGATCGGCGAGGTGCCCCACCGCGCCCACGCCCACGTGTCGAGGGTGACCTTGCAAATGGGCAGCATCCCGTGGTGGAAGTGGCCAGGGCCGTCCTCCAGGATGCCGTAGCGCGTGGCCACGATGCGCCGGCCGAATGGGTATAGCCGCTTGCCAGGCTCCGCGAGGTAGCTCCACGGCGAGGCTGGGATGCGCTGGCCCGGCTCATCCAGGTCTTCGGCCCACGGACCCATCTCCTTGGCTACCTTGGACTCGTTCACGCTGAAGTCGTGCAGGTAGACCGTGAACTCGTCGGTCACGGGGATCTTGCCGCCGATGGCCTGCGCCGGCACCCCGCCGAAGAGGGCCGCATTCGGGGCGCCCTCCGACATGAGCGCTTCCTCGGCCTCGCGCAGGCGGCGGGCGCTGGGCGACTCCTTCTCATACCCATACCTGTCGATCTTCAAGTTTGTGGTAGCTTCCTTGCCATACACGCGCTCGAAGTAGTCGATCGGCCGCTCCCGGCGCACCCACGCCCCGCGGGCGTTCTGCACGCTGCGCTTGTCCCCGCCTTGGAAGCGGATCATGCCGCAGTCGCGCGGGTCCTCGGCCACCGCGTCGATGTCGCCCTGCGTGGTGATGCCAGTGTCGAGGTCACGCGGCCCCAAGGCGTCAGGGTTGTAGAACATGTGGATGTAGCCGGTGCCTGCCACGAGCACGTAATCTATGGAGTCGCGGAACACCTGGTCGATCCCACGCCGCAGGAACCACGATTTGCTGAGCTTGCCGAAGATGTCGGCCTGACGCTGGTAGCGGTCGGAGTTCGTGCTATAGGTCCAGAAGGGCTTGATGTCAGTGAGGAGGGCGCGGAGTTCGAGGGCGATGGTCTGGAGCTTGTTGAACCGGCCACGGGAGAGTTTCGGCGAGCGGATGCGCGGCTCGTCGATGCCCATGATGGCGTCGATGGACTCGCCGATGTGGTCGTAGGAGTGCTCGGCCTTGTTCTGGGACACGCCCTCCTGAATGGCGTGGCCGATCCAGTCCATGACCTCCTGCTCGTGCTCGGCGAGGCCTGGATTCGATGGAGCTACTGACCGCGGATTACGTCTTGCCACCCACCACCCACCCTCCCAGCAAATTGTGTGCTACGTGTCCTTGGTCATGTCGTCCGAGTACTCGGCCCGCTCACGTGCTTGGCGGGTCGGCTCGTCGAAGTGGCCCATCTCATTATACGCCATGTTGCCGGTCTGGGCTGAGCGCACCGCCTCAAGCCGGTCGAGCTGGGCGAGGTTGGAGGCCTCGACCACCATGTAGCCTGCCCGCTTGTACCGCTCGGGCATGGGGGCGCCACGGTAGCCCGGCGGGGCCACGCGAGTGCCATCCGGGCTGAGCCAGGCGTAGAAGCGTTCGGCTTCGGGGATCTGGGCGAACTCGCGGGAGGAGGTGGTGGTTGGGTCGGTGATGGGGTCGCCGATGAGTGGGCAACCTTCCTGCGGGCATTTCGGTACGGGAAGCCAATTGTAGTCTGATGGCCCCACTGGGCGAATCTCCTCACCGCATACATGGTCGAATTGCCGATTGGTTCGGTAGAACTCCTCGAACTCCTCGGTGCCTGCCCTGCGCACGGATTTGCACGCGGCGCGGAACTCATGTCCGGCCGGGCACCGGAATTGGCGGAACTGGATGCGCGTGCGAGCGGCGTCGGCCATCACTGTTGCCCTTCGAGGGCTGCTATCCGCGCCTCAATCCGCGTTTGGCGTTCTTCCAACTCGCGTACAATCCCCTGCTTAAACACGAATTGCTCAATATTCAGCCTCTCCACTTCGGTGATGAGAGCTTCAATGTGCTTTAAGGCCCCTTCGTGATCGTACTCGCAAGTACCGCCGAAGTTGCTGGCGTCGTCTTGTGTTTTGAGCCACACGCGAATTGCAGCGAGATCAATTGGTGCCGTCATGCCCGGAACTTCTCCGACACCGCATCCGCGATCATCTGCGGGGCCACTTCCTCGACCGGCTTGCACAGCGATTTTGCCGCCCACGCGATCTGCTCCAGCACCGCCGGGCGCAGCTCGACGCGATGGCCGCCGACGTGCAGGCTCACGAGGCGCCGCAGCATGTCGAGGAGCTTGGCTTGGCCGTCCACGCGACCACCGAGCAGGCGGCGGATTTCGGCATCGCCCGCCTTGTCGATCATATAGGCCATCTCGCCAAGCACGAGCCCCACACCGATGGCACCCACAACTACTTCTTCAAGGTTGGCGCCGGCACCCTCCAGTTCCACCAACTGCTTATAAAGCTGTGCTGGGATAGTCAGACGCATTGTGACAGACGGTTCGACTGTGGCAACGGGTGCGGTGTTTGACATGGTGACAGTATACCTCCTCAGAATAGCCCCTCATCCGCCGGGTCGTCGTCCCCGCCCAGCCTCGCGTACGGATTGATGGAGTCCAGTTCAATCTCCTCGGCGCTCGCGTGGGTGGCCTGGCACTCCGGCGAGCAGTCCTCGAAGTGGCCGAACTGCAAGTCCTGGTCCTCATACATGCGCCCGACCACCTCATTCCACACGGCG